CTTCCGAGCACGGAATGGAATCCGAACTATCTTTTGAAAGATAGTGGTGGTTGTTCAGTATGCGGATTAACCCCCCGCATACCTAGCATAAGCTACTACCAATCGGACCAATCAATCTCTTCTTGTTTGCCAAAGGGGTGTTTACACACCTCTAAGACATCCATCCAGAGATTGATGGTGGATTTGTTACGGCGCTCCAGGAGTCTCTTATGAGATTCCCAAGAGCGACCGTACCTAATCAGAGATACCATATAGGACAAATCGAGTCCTAGGTCCATTATCATTTGGAGATTTACATCTCCTTCTGATATGGCTCTATAAACTCGTTTTGTAACCTCCTCAACACGGCTGACAACCGTCTTGAGTGGGCTTCCATCTATATGGAGCAAGATTCTACCTACTGGAGCATCTCCCGGTAGCCCTTGCAGAGGTACCTTGTACGAGTTGATTTCGGTCAACTGGTCAACGTACTTTTGCACTCTACCTGTGACTACTTCGCCTAAGGCGGTGTAGTAGACTAGATCGTTATGACCAACCCAAGGGTTGCCATAAGTTTTCCAGTCACTGGGCACAGACATGTTATTACCGGAGTTTTCCGCTATAACAGGTGTGTCCTTACAGATAGATACTGTCAAACAATTTCTCCACTCACTTGGGAGTGAGTCGAAAAGTTGTGAGGCAGGGGGAGAGATGTGAAGGTACTGCTTGTCAACGCAGTATTCTGACTCCCACTTAACTTTAAGTTCTTCTAGAACGGATAGGAATACAGGGAAATCCTTGTATTTCCAAACCCTATCTACAAGACTTGAAGTTAAGGGACTGAGCTCGACGCCACCAGAGAAGATTCGCTTAGCGAACTCCGCTGATGGTTGATCACCTTCTTTAGGGAAGATGGTCTTGCCTTTGGAGTATGGTACTCCAAGGTCGTCGAGTAACCCTATGTAACTTTTGGCGACATTATCGTTAGCGATAACGATATCGTCACCAATTATTACATAAGGGTTCTCTGGAGTCTTCCAGTGTAAGCAGAGAAGTCTCAATACCGTATGATGAGTTAAGGCAAAGATAGCCCATGAGGTTTTAGCACCCATGGGTTGCCCTACCCTATACTCAATATACGATTCATGGAACTCAGACCATGGCTTGATCGCCATAATCTGTGACCATGCTGAGGCTTTCTCACTTCCTAGGATACCCTTCATCACTGCAACTTGAAGTTCCTTAGGGAAGCGGTCGGTTGCTGCGGTCAAATCAATTGACCACAACTTCCTTCCTTCAGCTGTCCATTGTTTAACGATGGCAGCTGCTTCACTATGGGACTTTGTACCGTCTTGCTTGATGGTATATAAAAGTTTGTACAACCCATGATGAATGGGGTGTAGAATCTCTTGTATCCACCAACTTAGACAATACACTATCCTCGTTTTACCTGCCTTATCAGGCAAGTAAAGGAGTTTAGCAAGGTGCAATGGTGACTTCCTAAGGATTATCTTATTTAGATGTTTAAATCTAAATCTAAGTTCGCTAACGGACTTGGATGTAGACATTAGCATCTTAATAAGGTCGTCTCTTTGGAAGGTACTACACCAACTATAGAACTGTTCCCTATGTTGGGACTCCATTAGTAACAATGCATCATAGATGCTTGAAACTAACGAAGCCCCGCCATTAGGCCCAGCACTTGTGCTGGTGTGGTACTTGATATCCTTGTCAGGATCAGGGTACCTTTGCTTCCAGTGGCGCTTGGAGTAATCCTCGCACCACAGGGACCAAAGGGCCAACTCTTGTGGTCTTGCGGTACTAGGATCAGTGATGGTCCTAATATCGTGAGACGGTGGGAGTCTCATTGACTCGACTTGCGAGGTTAGTGAGCAGGCTAATCGCTTAGCCCACTTATCTCCTCCCACAAGTTTGGACAATGATGGTAATATCTTAGGTAGTCCTGTGTCAGCCCTTGGAGAAATCCAATGGTTGGCTAGGGACATATCATGAGATATTACCCCCACACACGCGAGTTTGGTACGCGAGTGAAGATCCTTAAGGATCTTCACCTGTGTAACCCTGCCCTTGTGGATGGCTATATGTTCAGAGAAGGAATTGTATTCCTTCACTGCTTCTCTGAAAAGAGAGGATTGGTTTGTTGCTTTTGCAACTACCTTTAACGGACCCCATTCGAAGGCCACTTGCGCCGGAAGGCCTCTTCGGCTTATTGCTTTAGTATTTAAAGTAGTAACCGTTGGGCCTCGTGCTTGCGCGGGTGTAAACCCGGTGCTAGCGCAGGGATTCCGGAGGGTGAGGGGTGATTAGCCCATCACTTTCGGTCCCAGGGGGTAAAGAGGGGTCCTGATGGTTATCAGGACTTCTTCAGAACACTGTGGTGCAGTATCCTTCCGCGCTCAAAAGA